TCTTAAATGGAACAGTAAAATATTTCACAAAAAAATGAGGAGGAAATGAGACATGAATCCTGTTACTGCAATAGTGATATTTTTAATTGTAATTTTAATAATTTTAGGATTTATTATTTGGGCTTGGTTTTTTCCTGATTACCCAAAGACTGATAATAGTTGGAGGACAAGGACTGGAAGATAGATAAAAAAGAGAGAGCTTTCGCTCCCCTACAATACCCTAATACCATTATATAAGAAATGGTATTTATTATCAATACAATACAAGGAGGGGCGCAAGCTATGGGAAAAAGCACATTGGCACAAGCTGAAATCATTAAATTGGCAGCTGAAGCAGGAGCCAAGGCCGCACTTGAAGCCTTGGAAAAGGAGAAAAAGAAGGCCCATAAGTCCCGGCATGACCGAAGACTTAGAAACACGAAGCTATTACTGAGGAATTTCCGCATGTTTAAAGAGCATACCGAAAATGCAGTATTTGAAGTTTCTCAGTTGGATGAGAATGCGATAGATATACTTGATATGATGTGGGAATACTCAAACGACAGTGAATTGTTCGTTGAAAGTATCAAAAAGAGTGTAGCCAGGACTAAAATTATCATGACCCATGTAATAGACATGCTTGCATTGTATGAGGCCTATTGCATGAAATCTACTAAACCAGAGGACAGCAGGCGTTATCGGGTTATAAATAAACTCTACATATCGGAGCAGCCTATGACAGTAAGGGAAATTGCAACTATGGAGGGGATAGATGAACGGACAGTCTACAAGGATGTAGATGCAGCATGTGAGAGGTTATCGGCACTTATATTTGGCATTGACGGATTGAAGAAAGATTGAAAACCGAAGGCAAAAAGAGGGCATTGACTGGGCAGTTTATCATATGCTACGATGTAGGTGTAAAATTCTATAATCGCAAAACGCCTTAAACCGTCATTCAAGGAAGAGTGGCGGTTTTTTTATTGGAGATGATTCTATGAAGGAGGGAAATTGCAAAAAGTGCGTTTGGAAAACAACGCCCGGTGGAAACATTGTGGTCTGCTCCTTTCCTCAATGTTTTTACCGCTCCGAAAACAAAGCTAAATCGCCAATTAGCAGAGTTTCCGGGGATAATCGGGGAGAAAACCCAAAGAAAAAGGAGGATTGAAAAAATGTATGGGATGATCGTACTACTTGCCTATTTTCTATTGATGATAGGCGCAACAGTAATTTTGACAAAAAGAGAGTGCAGCATTGAAGGGTTTTATGTCGGCAACAGGAACATGGGAACTGTAAGCTCCGCAATGAGTATAGCAGCAACATGGATATGGGCGCCGGCATTATTTGTGTCGGCAGAGAAAGCATATGTGAACGGGATACCGGGACTATTTTGGTTTTTAATACCTAATATAGCCTGCTTATTAATATTTATCCCGTTCGCAAAGAAAATCCGGAAGGTGATGCCAAGAGGAATTACCTTATCCGGATTTATGGAGGAGAGATACAACTCCACAAAAGTAAAGAAAGTCTATTTGTTTCAGCTTGCAAGCTTAACAATACTGTCTACAGGTGTACAGCTGCTTGCAGGTGGAAAAATCCTGAGCAATATTACAAACCTACCATTCAGTATAATTACCATCATACTGGCTGTAATAGCTTATTCATACTCGCAGTTTTCCGGTATAAAGGCTTCAGTAATAACGGATGCGATTCAAATGGTTCTTATACTGGCAGCATGTCTGATATTTGTACCTTGGGCAATCAATATGGATGATGGAATAACTCATCTGATAAAAGGATTGTCCGGAGTATCGGGACAGTATACAGGATTATTCAACGCCAAAGGTATTGAGATATTCTTTGGTTTTGGCTTGCCTACTGCAATAGGTTTGATAGCTGGACCATTCGGGGACCAATGCTTTTGGCAAAGGGCTTTTTCGATTAAAGAAAGCAAAATCGGGAAGGCGTTTTTTATAGGCGCATTATTATTTGCAGTTGTTCCACTTTCTATGGGAATACTCGGTTTTATTGCGGCCGGCTCAGGATTTATTGCAGCTGACAAAGGGGTAGTCAACTTCGAATTGATTACACATCTGTTCCCTGAATGGGTTATGCTGCCGTTCCTGTTCATGGTTATATCCGGGTTAATTTCTACTGTAGACAGCAACCTTTGCGCTGCAGCTTCCCTTACAACAGACTTTGTTAAAGATGAGAGCCTAAAAGTTTCAAAAGGTGCTATGATACTGCTACTTGCCTTTGGTATAGGTATAGCAAATATCCCAGGATTAAGCATTACTCATCTATTTCTGATTTACGGGACTGTAAGAGCATCTACGCTTTTACCGACTGTAATGACACTGAAAAACATTAAACTTTCAGCAAAAGGAGTTTATACAGGAGTAATAACTGCATTGCTTCTGGGGCTTCCTGTGTTTGCCTACGGCACTATTTATAACCTGTCACTATATAAAACCATTGGGAGTTTAACAACGGTGCTGACAGCGGGAATAATTGCCATCTTGATGGCTAAACGGGAGGTGTACAAAGCATGAAAACGGTTCTTAGCAAAAAACAAAGTATAAGTAATGAAGACTGGATCCAGGCCATGAGTCATATTGAAGAATATGTGACAAAGGAAGAGCTGGATCTTCTGACAGCCATTACCGTAGATGAAATAAAAAAAACCGTTGCCGGCAAAAAGGCAGCCTATGCATGGAGCGCAGGAAAGGATAGCTTAGTCCTCGGTCATATATGCGAAAAGGCAGGAATTAAGGATTGCATGCTTGGTATATGTAACCTTGAATATCCTGCTTTTTTAGATTGGATAGAAAAGAACAAACCGGATAAGCTTGAAATTATCAACACAGGACAAGATCTGGACTGGTTAGCCAAGCATCAGGATATGTTATTCCCTCAGGACAGCTCAAAGGCCGCAAGGTGGTTTTCAATCGTGCAGCATGCAGCGCAAAGGAAGTATTACAAAGAGCATGGGCTTGATATACTCATCCTCGGAAGGCGCAGAGCTGACGGAAATTATGTGGGCAGAGGCGGTAATATTTACATTGATGGGAAAGGGGTAACCAGGTACAGTCCTTTAGCAAACTGGAAGCATGAGTGCATACTTGCATATATCCATTATCACAAATTGCCTGTTCCGCCTATATACAATTGGCCTAACGGTTATAAATGCGGCACTCATCCCTGGCCTGCAAGACAATGGACCAAAGATGTAATGCATGGATGGGAAGAGATATACACAATCGATCCAAGTATTGTGGATAAAGCTGCTGAAAAAATTGAGAGTGCCAGAAGATTTAAGGAGGGGATGGGCAAATGAAAATAACAAAGATGAACATTGAGGACCTTCGTACCCCTGAGCGGAATATACGTATTCATACAGAAAAACAGATTGAGGAATTTGTAAGAAGTATTAAAATGTTTGGACAGATCCGGCCAGTAGTTATTGATGAGAACAATACGATACTGGCGGGAAATGGCTTGGTTATGGCACTGAAAAAGGCAGGACTAAAACAGGTTGATGTTTACCAGATGGATGGGCTGACAGAGAACCAGAAGAAAAAACTTATGATTGCGGATAATAAAATATTCAGCTTGGGGATTGAAAACCTTGATACACTAAATGCTTTTTTAGAAGAGCTCGGAAACGATTTGGATATTCCCGGCTTTGATGAGGAAATCTTAAAATCAATGGTAGCGGAGGCAGAGGAAGTAACAGAGAAGCTTTCTCAATACGGTACCCTTGATGAAAAAGAGATTGAAAGCATAAGGAGTAATTCAGCTAAAAAAGAAGCTCTTATTGAAAATGCCGGCAACACGGACAATAATTCTATATCAGATATACAGGAGGATGAGGTAGAAACGGCAGATATAAAAAGGTATGTTATCTGTCCAAAGTGTGGTGAGCAGATTTGGCTATAAAAAGATGTGAAGCCAGCATTAACGTAGTAAAGGCAGCCGAAATCCGGATTAAAAATGTATTCGGAAATGGGCTGCCTGTTTATATGTCATTCTCCGGAGGGAAAGACAGCCTGTGCATGGGACAACTGGTGCTTAACCTGATCCAGCAGGGGCAGATAGATCCAAAGCAGCTGACCGTACAGTATATAGATGAGGAAGCTATATTCCCCTGCATTGAAAAAACAGTGATGAACTGGAGAAAGAAGTTTATGCTCGTGGGAGCCAAGTTTGAATGGTTCTGCTTAGAGGTAAAACATTTCAACTGCTTTAATGAACTGTCCAATGATGAAACCTTTATATGCTGGGATAGTGAAAAGCAGGATGTATGGGTAAGGCAGCCACCTTCTTTTGCCATTAGAAGCCACCCGCTATTATTCCCCAGAAAAGACGCATACCAAGACTTCCTGCCGCGTGTATGCTCTGATGGCATTACAATAACCGGTATCAGGACAGCAGAATCAGTGCAAAGACTTCAAAACATTGCATCCATGACAAAAGCGGGCAGAAACATTACAAACAAGAAGCAGATATTCCCGATTTATGACTGGACCAATAATGATGTGTGGCTATACCTTAAAGAGCAGCAGGTAGATATCCCGGACATTTACCTTTACCTATGGCAATCAGGAACACCGAAAGGACAATTACGGGTATCACAGTTCTTTTCTGTAGATACTGCAAAAAGCCTGGTTAAGATGAATGAGTATTACCCGGACCTCATGGAAAGGGTTATACGCCGGGAGCCGAATGCATACCTTGCAGCTTTATATTGGGATAGTGAAATGTTTGGCCGGAGAACAAAAAAGAGGAAGCAGCTGGAGAAGGATGAGAAAACCAGGGATTATAAAGCAGAGCTTCTTAAGCTTTTTGGCAACATGGAAGAGTATTTTACCACAAAGCACAAACTGTATGTTGCAACCAGGTATCGCAACTTCTTTCTGCAGGTTCACACCATAGTCAATCAAAATGACTGCCGGGAGATATATGAAGGCTTAATATCAGGGGATCCCAAATTGCGTACATTCAGAGCACTTTATCAGCGTATTTTCGGTAGATACATTACCGAAGCAAAGAAAGCAGAGAAGGGAGGAATGGCTGTTGATTAACGAAAGATTGTTTTCTCCGCTTAAGACCCTGCAGTGGGTAGATCGGAATAAAATAAAGCCTAATGATTACAACCCGAACAAGGTATCCAAGGAAAACTTGAAGCTTCTTACCCAGTCTATACTTGTAAACGGATGGACACTGCCGATAGTGGTAAGGCCTGACATGACAATTATTGACGGATATCATCGGTGGACGGTAGCAGGGGAAGAGCCTCTCCTTTCTGCCCTCGGAGGTAAAGTCCCAATTGTCATTGTTGAGCATGAGGATGAGAGCGGCAATATTTACGGTACTGTAACCCATAACAGGGCAAGAGGTACTCACCTGCTGGAGCCTATGAAGGCAATAGTGCAGCGGTTATTAGCGTCAGGCAAGTCCATTCAGGAAGTAGGGAAGCAGCTCGGCATGAAGCCAGAGGAGATATTCAGGTTATCAAACTTCTCCAAAGAAGATTTTTTGCAGATGATGACAAAAAATGTAAAATCCTATAGCAACGCAGAGTTCATCACAAAGATGTAAGCGTTTTTTCAGATTCAAGCGAATATTGAAGTGAGATGAGGTGGTGATGTGCCAAGAGCAAGAAGTCCTAACAGAGAAAAAGCTCGTGAGCTGTGGCTTGCCTCGGGGAAAAAACGCTTGCTCAAGGACATAGCCTCAGAACTCGGAGTATCAGAAACACAAGTACGGAAATGGAAAAGTCAGGACGGGTGGGAAAAGGTAACGTTACCAAAAGAGGAAGAAAAAAAGAAAAGTAACGTTACCAAAAGAAAGCGTGGTGGACAACCGGGTAATAAAAACGGTGTCGGCCACGGAGCTCCTAAAGGAAATAAGAACAATTACAAGCATGGCCTGTATGAAAGAATCTATTGGGATACTCTTGATGAGGAAGAACAACAGATGATACAGGCCATGAATTATGAAGAGGAGAAACTGCTTCAGGAGCAGATAGCTTTGTTAACAGTCAGGGAGCGCCGATTACTTAAGACTATAGCAGAGTATAAAGAGAAGAAAGGCGGTCTGGCTTTAGAGAGCGTTATCCAGAGAAAGCTTGAAATTGACGGTAATATCATTCAGGATGATTACCAGACTCAGACCGAAACTACCACCCGTACCATTTCCACATTTGAGGTTATACAAAAACTTGAAGCGGAGCTGACACGAGTACAGGCCAAGAAGACCAGGTGTATTGAGGCTTTAAATAAGCTGAGGATTGAAAGACAGAGAATAGATGACGAACAAAAGGGTAATGACCTGGTTAACGACTGGATACACGGCGTAATGGATGGTGATGATTATGAAGAAGAAGAGGAATAAGCCAACATCACGCCGGGAATTCTTCAAGATGCGCATTCCTGAATACCGCAAAGACATTGAGTTGTTTGCAAAAGAGGTTTTGGATTTTACTCCTGATGACTGGCAGAGGGCGGTGTTCAAAGATGTAGTTGAGCATAACCGTATAACCGTAAAGTCTGGCCAAGGTGTAGGAAAGACCAGTGCTGAAGCGGTTATTTTATTATGGTTTTTGTGCTGCTTCCCATTTCCAAGAGTAGTAGCAACTGCACCTACTAAGCAGCAGCTCCATGATGTGCTTTGGTCGGAGGTTGCAAAGTGGCAATCGAAAAGCCCGCTGCTCACTCATATACTCAAATGGACCAAGACATATATCTATATGATTGGGTATGAAAAAAGGTGGTTTGCAGTAGCAAGGACAGCAACCAAACCCGAAAACATGCAGGGATTTCATGAAGACAATATGCTTTTTATTGTTGATGAAGCATCCGGTGTAGCAGATCCAATTTTAGAAGCAATACTCGGTACCCTTTCCGGTAAAAATAATAAGCT